AGCGGTTAGACCACCAGAACTGAGCTTGATAGTCAATACAGCACCATTAGTTCCTGATGCCCCCCTAACAACAACTGTTACGTCATCAGCACCAGCAATAAAAGCGGCATCGGGAACATCAAGCCGATACACGCCCGGCACAAGGCTAGAATCAATCTCTGCAAAGCCACCAGATGTCCATGCTCCTGTTGCTGTCTGCGTGACCAGCGTGATAGCCACCGGAGCGCTCTGGTTGCGGACGTAGTATGCCGCTAGACCGGAGGTAGCAAAGGTTAGCCCTGTAGCACCGAGGTAGAGTTCGATGCTTTGTGATGTGCTGGCTGGAGCGATTGTGATGGTGGAAGCGTTGCGCTCTGTTGGAGCATAGAAGCCTATTCCACCAATGTTGCGGAATGTGGCAGAACCTGCATCAGGACTTACACCAGACCAAGCAATACCATACAGGTCAGTTACTGGCGCACCTGTTGCATTTCCAAAGCTCGTATTAGGACTGCCATTATATGAACCAAAAAACTGAACTGGATTCATACCGGTCAATAAGGTGTAGCCGGTTTCATATCCCGGTAAACCTACTGCGCTACTTGATGCCGATGATGGAACATTTGTAAAAGTAGAACCACAGGCAATGTATCGGCAGTTTGTCTGTGTTCCACTTGATGAGTTTGTAAATGCTGCACCTGCTACACAACCATAAAAAAGGTTGTTTTTTATCGTTAATTGCTGTGTACCAGATTGTAATATAGCTTGTGCTGAATGATTGACAAAGTGGCAGTTAGTAACAGACGCTGTCAAGTTTACAGGAAGAAAACCCACACTAAGACCGATAAATAAACAGTCAGTAACCTCAGATGTATCCGTAACAATATTTTGACCTGTTGCAACGCACTGCGACCCAATACCTGCTGATGTCCCTATGAAAATACAACTTTTTATTGTGCAGTCAAGTGCGGTAGATGTTGCAGCCGTCAAGCTCATAAGCCAAGTAGTAGTGCTTACACCTAGTTGAAAAACACATTTATCAAATGTGTTGTATCGACAAGTTAAAAGATTGATGCCCGGACTACCAACCGTGCAGTTTAGTACAAACTCCAAGTTATTGAAATACAGATAACTTTTACTTGTCCCTGATATCGTTGTCCCTTGGTAGGTAGTTGCACCTGATGCGGTTGTGAACGCACCAATCTGAACACGTCCAGCATTTACACCGGGGAACTGCGCCGCTGTAGGGTCACCTGTGATGTAAGTAGTTGCGCTGTATGTGCCTCCGATTGTCACCTGCTCACCGTATAAACCGGGAGCGATGTAAACCGTATCACCTGAGCCTATACCAGTGGCTCCCAGTGCTTTTTGTATGGTCTGCCACGCTAGACCAACCGTAGAGCCTAAACCAGTATTACTGTTATTACCGTCCGGTCTAACATAGTACGTTGCCATTATTCAGCGGTTCCATTTACGATTTCTTGAGCCATAACAACAGCGAACTGATTGGAATAGTTCAACTGAAACTGAGCATCCTGAGTAACCCACCAACCGAAAACGCTGGTTCCATCAGGCCCAAACGTGCCGAGCAAGTTGCCTTCGTTATCGCAGATATCACCAAAGACAATCCAGTCACCGGGGCTGTTAGGGTTAGGTTCAAGCCTGTAGTTCTGGAAGTTCATTTGCCCACCTTCAGGCTGTTCGCTTGCACACCCTTGAAAGGCATCGTGAGGAACGCCAGCACACTAGACACCGCAGCGGAGACACCAGCCGCTACCGCCTTGCTCCCGTAGAGTGCAAGCACTGCGCCGAGCTCGGCAACGTCCTTAGCTTCGGATGTTCTGATGCCATCGCCGAACACGCTGGTGAATGCAGCTACGAATGCCACGATCACAACGACCACCAACCTCTTGATTGAAATGCTGTTCATTGCTTCGCCTCCAACTTTGTAACCTGCGTTTTCAGTTCACCGGTTGCAGTTTCCAGCCTACCGATACGATGCCCGTGGTCTTTGATTGTTGCAGTGTCTACCGCCCCACGCTTGTCCATACGGTGGAGAAACTGAATGATGTAGACCAGTAGGCTGATGACAGCACCCGAAACGCTGATGCCTATCGTAGTCCATTCCGATGCTGTCATGATGTACGCTCCACCAGCCCTACGTGCTGTACAAGTAATTCTGTCTGTCCAAAGTCTGACCCGATCACATCGTAATACTTCGAGTCATCACCTACCCGGTAAACCCTATCCTGCGGCATAACGTCAGCACCGACAGCAACAATCAAAGTCCACTGTGCAGATGACTGGATGCCACCGCCTACAATCGATTCTGTGTCGCTCTGGTTGGTCAACCTGCCGTTGTGCTCGGCAACCTTGCGCCATGTCTCAGTAGCACCACCTCTGCCGTCTTCGGTAAGCGTGAAGCGGTGAATCTCTACCCGGTCTTGGCACAGGTTGCGTACCATGCCGGCGCTTATAGTTGCGCGGAGTATCGGGCTCACGCGAACACCACCGGTCTAAACTTGTCTGCCATGGTTAGGCAGTTCTGCATCAGTTGGGAAAGCTTTACGTCGCTCGTACCTTCCTTAGCATCGATGTCTGCGGCTACCCTTGATGCTTTGATCAGCCATGCTTGGCGGGTTGCTGTGCGAACATCGTAGCGCTCCATATTGATCGGGCCTTGGTCTACCCACATCAAGGTTGGGTCTCCCGTGCCATCTTCAAGCGTAAAGCCCTTGACTTGGTAGGGAGCATAGACAGGATAATCGGGTTGTGTCGTGCCTGATGTTCCAGCCACGCGGCACTCGTAAACCCTACCATTGGGCGTTGTAGGGACTACACGGTCACCGACAGCGTAAGTGGTTGCCGCTGCCCAAGTCGTGAAGCGGGAAAAGGAATCCAAGATGGAACCGATGTCGGTTGTAGACATCTGCGGGTAGGACTGGGCAGACACAAAAAGGCTTACCTGTGCGATTGCCTCGGCTCTGGTCATCATGAGGTTAGTATCCCACATGATTATTTTTAAAAAGTAAAAACCCCCGGCACGTCTGCCGAGGGTCTTAGGCTGTGAACCGCTGGGCTTATGTAGCTGCGGATGCTCCGACGATAAGCGAACCAGGTACGCGGTTGGCTGCAGTTGCATCAACGTTGCCGATGTCAAACGCCTTGAAAGCGAATCGCTCGGTTGCCTTGAATGCAAGCGCATCCTCAACAAAGTAACGCTGATCCGAAACCTCAATCGTAACGGTTCGGCGGTCACCAAACGCGGTACCCATGCTCAGGTCACCAAGCAAGATGTAAGGCGTGGATGCTGCAAGAGTCTTCTGCATATTCTGCACAAAGACCACTGGATAGCCATAAAGCATAGGCGTTGGGCCGTATGCATTTTGGATGTCCATGATCGAGTTACCGCCCAAAGCATCGAGCAGAGGTGCGATGGCGTTGTACCAAATCTCTTTGTGCATAAACCACTTGGCGTTAGCGGCATATGTCGGGAGCTTAGCAACCATGCCCTTGAGGTTGGCAAGTGTCGGTGAGTAGGTAATCGTCTGACCGGTGGTGAACACCTGCAAGGATGCAATGTTAGCCTTTGTGGCGTTGCTGCTGTAGATAGCATAAAGGATGCCATCGAGGCCGCTCGTGCTATCGACAGCATTGTTGAATACAACGCGGTCTTCTTCCTTAGCCAAGACATAAGCCATGTCACGAGCAAGAGTTGCACCAAAGTCGATGATGCTATCCTCTGCCAGTTCCTTGGAAACCTGCGTAAGCACGGATGGTTTCTTGGCAACCAAGTTGACCTGTGCAAATGTAAGCTGCGAATCGGTAATAGCCGTGTTCTCACCCGGATAGTACACAGTGGTCGATGCCGTTGCGTTTGGCACGTTGAGAACGTCAGAACTCATCGGGTAGATGCGGCAGTTTTGACGTGCAACACCGAACTGCTCACGGAGGTAGATAAGTTCGCTAGACAGCGGATCTGGAACAGTAAAACCACCAGCGGTCGTTGTACCTTCGTTCTGTGCCTTCAGGTTGTTCTTTACCCACTCAGCGGCCTTGCGGTTGCCCATGATAGAGCGTCCCCATTGACCCCAAGCGTAAGCCTTCCAGTTAGCCTCATCACGGGTACCGGAAAGCGGGTTACGCCCGATACCGCCGGACTTCCAAGGCTGTTCTACTGCAACTTCAGTAGCCACAGGGTGGCCTTGTCCGAGTGCCTTGATGGTCTCAATGCGCTCTTCGATGTCCTTGGCTTCAACCATCAAGGACTTGACCTGTGCAAGGTCACCGTTTCCGGATGCCAGTTCGCGAGCTGTGGCAAGGATGCCTTCACGCTTGCTCTGCAATTGTTCGATGTTCATAGTTGTGTTAGCAACTCCAGACGAGCCAAGAGTTCCTGGCGTTCGTCAGTATCATGGGCTTTCGCCTCGACTACGATGGACGGCTGCTCTTCAGGCTGGTCTGCATCCCGCAGAGAATCCCAGACTACTGGAGCCAAACGCTTGGCGCTTGACCGTGACAAACCGACTGCATCCCGCAGCCGACGTTCAACACCACGCAAGGAAGCGGGGTGAATACACTTTGCACCGTGCATGGCGTATAGCTGCTTTGCACGGTTCGCAAACTCATTGATGATAGCATCAGCCATTGAAGCATCAGCCACCATAGCGATACCTTCAGACATAGCCTCGTAGTAGGCTTCCATGCCTTCATGGATCAAGTCACTCTCTGCCATCTTGAATATCTCAGCGGCATACTCTTCTGGGCTTTGCTCTGGCATTGGTTCCGGTGTCATCTCTTCTTCTTCGCCATCCATCTCGCCCATACCGTAATACTCCTCAAGGCTCTTTACCGAGTTACGATATTCGGCAGGTGTCGGGGTTATCGATGCTTCAGCAATAGGCCAGCGTGTGATTTCAGCGGCACCACCCATGCTCTTACGCTCAACCAAGTGAGCAGCGGCACCGGAGGAAAAGCCCATCTTGCCTTGCTTGCAGAGCTTCGCAATCATGCTGCCGTATTCGTCGGCTAAGTCTAGCTGCGCTTCGTACCATAGCCCAGTATCGTCCATCTTTACAAAGCCAGTACCGATAGACTTCTTCCCTACGCTTGAATCCATACCGTGGTGGTAGTAGACGTTCAGCGGTACGCGCTTGCCTTCGGTCATCGGAAAGCCGTAGTCGGTTGCCTTGGTAAAGTAGTCACCTTCAAGGTCTGCCGTCTTGGTATCGCCAAAGCGCACCAGATAACCTTTGACATAGCCAAGCCTGTCGCTCTTGATTCCGTCTACACTACTTGTTAGCACGTCCATATCGTAAGTATCCCACACGGTCATTTTCATAGGTATGTCGTTAGATCCGGTTCGTAGCCTTCAAGCTCTTTGAGTGGCCGTACCCGTGTAGTAGGCCCCCAGTCAGCATTAGGTACCACGGTAACCATGTCACTCAGCGGCAACCCCTCAGCGTATAGGGCATAGCGTGAAGCGCCCATGATAGCCAACTTGTCAGACTCCGACAGACCAGCAAGGATACGTTCAGGTGTTGCTACCGGTGGGCGTGTATCCGGGATGCTACTAT